GCGAACCAGCGTGTCGCCCTCGTAGACATCGACGCGCTGCTGCTGGGTGATGCGCGGGGCCGAGTCAAACGTGACCGGCTGCAAGACTTCGTGGGCGGGGTGTTCGACGTAGGTGTAACGGCTCATGTGATGTCTCCTGTGAGAGGGGCGGGTTTGAAGTCCCCGCCCGTTAGTGATTAGAAGTTGTAGTCGTAAAACTTGACCGGCTCATCAGAGAGTTGGAAGCGGCGACCGTTGGCATCCTTCCAGCCCTGTTTGCCAAGGCGAATGCGAACAACCGGGGCATCCGCGCTGCTGGAGATAATCCAGCGCTGGTCACGCTGATTGACAACCGTGCCGCAGAACCCGCCAGCGACAAAGTCAGGCTTCCAGTTCGGATCGCGCTCGGCATTCATGGCGCGGATCTCGATGGTCTTGTCGCTAATCTTGCGGATGATCTCGAACGGGTTGACGTCGCTGTAACCGATGTGATTGGCGTATTGCATTTTGTTTCTCCTGTTCCAGCACCGTGCTGGCATGGGTGAACATTAACACAAGTTAAGCCCTTGCAACCATCCACCCAGAAAAAATAGGTACATATTTTGCCGTGCATATTCCCTTTGCCTTTTTCTCGTAACGGCGGTTAAGATGCACGGGCTATGGATATCAACATCATTCTCTCGGTCTTCAACGGCCGCAAAAAGGATGTCGCGGATGCGTTCGGGGTTTCGGCTCCGGCTGTCTCGCGATGGGTTCGCCAAGGTGTGGTGCCGCCTGCTCAGGTGATGCGGCTGCAACTAGGCTTCGTAAAACTTCCAGCAGGCTACAGCGTTCGGCATATACGCAAGTTGATGCAAGAGCAGCCCCTGCGTAGTAAGCGGCTGTAATGGACTCTGGAGGGCTTAAACGACAAACCCCCTCTCGGGGGCTTGACGGATCGAGTGGGTCGATCTATTTTGCTCACAGGGTAGGTGAGTGGAGATAGGGTAGTCTAGTGTACTACTACTGTCAAACACTCCCTCCCTCGGCTGTTCTGGTCGGGGAAACTACGCGCAGAACAGACTCAGATTCAGACCGGGGTAGTGGGCCTCTGAACGCGCAGCACATCGTCGAGAAGCGCGAACCACAGCAGGGAAACCTGTGAAAAGTTGTCGACGGCAGGATGGCTCCGACAGTCATAACTGCGTGATGAGGACATAGGCGTATTCCGTCCTTACCACGCAGAATTCACCAACAGTCATAACAATCAAATACAGGATATACACGATGGATATACAGGGTTTAGATCAGGAAGCATGGGAACGGTGGGTAGCCTTCAGGAAGGCGATACGGAAACCGATCAAGCCTGCATCCGAACATGCGATGGCACTGAAACTCGCGAAGTTTGGTAACGATCAGGCTGAGGTGGTCAATCAATCCATCTCCAACCAATGGCAGGGATTGTTCGAACTGAAGAAGTCCAAGACTCCCGGCGAACCTCCGCAGAAAACTGACAAGCAGAAGGCTGCTGACGAGGCTCGATTCCAGCATCTGGAAGAATCCAACCTGAAGATGTGGGACGATCTGGTCGAGACGACGATTGGCCAGTTGAGGCTGGCTGACGCATACCTTGCTCGACTATCGCTCAACCGTGGTTCGATTGATTACGCTGACAAACTGCAATTCCTGAAGCATCACGTCGCGGATCTGATCCGCAAGTCAGAACCGAAGAAGGTCGTCGACGACATCCACATTGTCGGCATGGTCCGAGAGTTGTTCGGTGAGCCGGGCTTCCGTCGCCTGCGCGAGAGAGCGAAAGAACATGCGTGACCAGATCAATCCCGAGCATTATCGAGGGGAAATTGAAACGGTCGACTTCATGAGAGCGAACGCAAAGTCCGAGGAATTTTTTCTTGAATTCTGTAGACTGACCGCTCTTGGCTACATCGCACGATGCGGCAAGAAGCCCGACAACCCTGCCGCGCAGGACGCTGAGAAAGCGATCTGGTGGCTCAAATGGATAGCAGGACATGACCCTCGCAATCGATAAATCACAGGTCGATTTCACGAAGAACGAAGACGACGAGCCGTACCGCAGGATCTGGGCATCAGTGCTGTACCTTGCGATCCGCGACTGCAATCGAGGTGGACACCGAAGAGCAGCGATGCACTGGATTTATTCGCACCACTCCGGTGTCGGTAGTCTGCGCTGGATCTGCGATATGCTGGATCTCGACTACGTCGCTGTGCAGAACATCTGCATGACGCGAGAAGGTCGAACGAAGATTCTAAAACGCAACGCGAGATTGAACCATGCGTATCGTCCTCCCATGGCCACCCTCGATTAATCACTACTGGCGCAACTATCGCGGCCGCACGGTGATCTCGCAGGACGGCAGGCTGTACCGACAAACTGTAGCCTATCGGATACTGGAGCAAGGTATCCCACGCGAGAACCTGAACTGTCGGCTCCAAGTCAGCATCGATGCGTACCCACCAGACAAGCGACGCCGGGATCTGGACAACATTCAGAAGGCGCTGCTCGACGCTATCGTTGCAGCAGACGTGATCGAAGACGACAGCCTAATTGACGCCCTATCAATCCTGAGACATGACGCTGAGGGGGAGGGGAAAGTGATCGTAAGGATTGAGCCATATGCCAAAGAGGTGCAAGGTCTGCGGGGTTGAGTACGTTACCCGGTGCAGGCAAGAACCGTATCACCCAGTGATACAGTTGATCATTCATGAAGAGAAAATAAAAGAACTCATAGAGGTACTGAAACATGGAGTCGACGAAGGAAGAAAGACTGCGAAGTCTCTGGTCCCAAATTCGCAAATTAAATCAAGATCTAAACGCCGTTCACCGCGAAATTCATCGCGTCGAACTTGGGTTGCAGGAACCCTTCGACTTCGGTGAGGATTGGGTGCCACCCTACTTGAGGATCGGGACATGTATACCATTGAGGACGAGGTCACCGTCGCAGAACTGAACTCGATTGATACCATGCTGACGTTGGCCATTACGTGGCATACGATGAGACGCTACGAGAAAGTCTTACGGCGGATCTCCAAGTGGGGTGATGACGAGCCTTCGGTCTGGGCAAGACAAGCCCTAAAAGAGTACGAGATGAGGCTGAACGGATGACAGACGGGATACAACTGGAACCCTGCCGAACCTGCATGGCAAAGGGCTGGATCGAGGACGGCATGGGCGATTGGCTTCGATGCTGGGAGTGCAACCCGGCACCGGCTAAGCCTTCGGCACAGGTGCTGAACTTCAGGCGCGGAGCGAAGGTCAAACCGCCGGTAGACGATCTCCCACCAGCAGCATAGAATCCTGCTATGAAACAAGGACTCTGGTCGAACATCCACGCTAAGCGCGAACGCATCAAGGCCGGAAGTGGCGAGAAGATGCGTCAGCCCGGATCGAAAGGTGCGCCGACAGCGAAAGCATTTCGGGACAGTGTCCGCAAGGAACTGAAACGTGGCGGCTAGACTCGGGGACACAGGTCCGACCGAGGAGGAGCCGATCCAGCGCAACCGGCGCATGCTGGGGCTGGCTGCGGTTACAGCGAGAGTGCAATCGATACGGATGGAGCGAACAGCCCCTCAGCGCACGTTAAGTCCGAGCGCACCGGCTGACCGCCCATTCTACCAAGACCCCGCAAAACCGAATCGGGAGATCGAATGAAGACTCCAGCATGGCAAAGGAAGGAAGGCCAGAATGCAAAGGGTGGTCTCAACGCTAAAGGACGCGCCGCATACAATCGCGAAACTGGCGGGAACCTTAAAGCGCCGGTTAAGTCTGGCGATAATCCACGCCGAGCAAGTTTTCTGGCTCGTATGGGTAACATGGCAGGTCCGATGGAGAAAGACGGTAAGCCGACTCGCCTTGCCCTTGCACTCCGAGCATGGGGTGCCAGCAGCAAAGCCGACGCGAAAGCGAAAGCAGCAGCCATTAGTAAACGAAACAAAGGAAAGTCTTAATACTATGCCGCTAATTAAAGGGACAAGCGCTAAGGCATTCAGCGAAAACGTACGACGCGAGATCCGCGCAGGAAAGCCGCAAAAACAAGCAGTTGCGATTGCTTACTCGGTCAAACGCGAAGCAGCCAAGAAGAAGCGCAAGAAGTAAATGCCAGCCGGAAGGCCAACAGACTACAGCCCAGAACTGACTGCCAAGATCTGCGAGAAACTGGCACTGGGCGATTCTCTCCGCAAGATCTGCGAAGAAGAAGACATGCCGGCTATGTCGAGTGTGTTCCTGTGGCTGACGAAATACCCAGAATTCTCGGAGCAATACACACGCGCACGAGAGGCTCAGGCTGAGGCTCACGCTGACCGGATCGTTGAAATCGCAGACAATATTTCGATCACGCCTGACCACAAGCGGATCATGGTCGATGCCCGGAAGTGGGTAGCCTCGAAACTGAAACCCAAGCGGTACGGCGACAAGATCGACCTAGAACACAAGGGTGAGGTCGGCCTGACCGTCAACATCAAACGATTCTCGGATGGCTGAGATCGACCTTCCGGCCAACGGCTGGATTCCACGCGACTACCAGTTGCCTGCGTGGAAAGCGCTGGAGAGCGGCAGGAAGCGCCTCGCACTGGCATGGCACCGAAGATCCGGCAAGGACGAACTTGCGCTGCACTGGGCTGCTGTGAGCGCTATGGCTCGTGTCGGTTCGTACTGGCACATGCTTCCGCAAGCGAACCAGTCTCGAAAGGCGGTATGGGACGCCGTCAACAGCCACACCGGACGACGACGCATCGACGACGCATTCCCCGAGGAGATCCGCGAATCGACCCGTGAGCAGGACATGTTCATCCGGTTCAAGAACGGCTCGACATGGCAGGTGGTCGGCAGCGACAACTACAACAGCCTCGTGGGTTCTCCGCCGGTTGGTGTGGTGTTCTCCGAGTACGCACTGGCTGACCCGAACGCATGGGCATTCCTGCGACCGATCCTCGCTGAGAACGGCGGGTGGGCGATGTTCATCTCGACCCCTCGTGGCCGCAATCACTTCGGCCGCATGATCCAGTTTGCACGTACCGATCCCGAGTGGTTCTGTCAGGTGCTGACCGTCGAGGATACGAAGGCGATTTCTGCGGAGATTGTCGCGCAGGAACGCAAAGAACTCCGCATCGAGCGCGGAGAAAAGGAAGCAGACTCGATCATCGCCCAAGAGTACTTCTGTGATTTCGACGCAGGCGTACCGGGCGCGTACTGGGCTGAGTTGATTGCCAAGGCTGAGCGAGACGGGCGTATCGGTAACTTCCCAGCGATGCCGCACTTCCCGGTCGGTACCGCATGGGATATCGGTGTCGGCGACTCCACGATCATTTGGTTCTACCAGATCATGGGAAACGGCGCGGTTCGCATCATCAACGTACTGGAAGGCTCAGGTGTCGGCCTCGACTGGTATGCGAAGAAACTGTTATCGATCGATTACGTTTACGGCGACCACATCTGGCCGCACGACGGAGCGGTGCAGGAATGGGGCAGCGGTTTGTCCCGTGAGCAGACAGCGCGAGGGTACGGCATCAAGCCGCGCATACTGGAGGCTGACAGCGTCGACGAAGGCATCCACGCAGTACGCATGATGCTGCCGGTCTGCGAGTTCAACGCCGAGCCTGACCCGTTTCCCGGCGAAACGCCAGCCGATGCCAAGGCACGTATGACTCGCGCACTGGACGCCCTGCGACAGTACCGTCGAGAGTACTCTGAACCGCTCGGTCGGTTTAAGGAAAAGCCACTGCACGATTGGACCAGCCACTACGCCGACGCATTCCGATACCTCGCCAAGGGTCGCAGGCCATTCCGTAATGTGGGGTCCAGACAACAAGGTCATCAACAGGCTGTAGCAGACTACAAAGTCTTCGGATAGACTCTCATTCGGAAACGTGTACCTGCCTTTTGCGGAGCGCACCATGAGTGGATTGTTCAAGCCGAAGATTCCGAAGATCGAACCACCTCCGCCTGCTCCGGTGACGGACGAGGCGAAGATGCGCGAGAACGAGTCACGCCGTCAGCGCAAGAAGCGCGGCCGCATGTCGACGATGGTGTCGAGCGCCCAGACTCAGGCTCAGGGCCAGACTGGCACGACTAAACTGCTCGGCGGCGGAATGGGCTGATGTCCACCAAGAAGATCACCCAGTTACCGTCACTGGCTCAGATCGACGTAGCCGGTGCTGACGTGGTGGCCATTGTCGATGTCGGCGCAGGCGAAACCAAGAAGGTCACCGGCAAAGCGCTGGTCGGCCAGACTTCGCAGGATCTTGAGCAGACGTGGAACGCAGGCGCTACGGTCTTCACGGCGCACAAGATCAACGTCACGGATACCGCATCTGACGCAACCTCGAAACTGCAAGACTTGCAAGTCGGCGGTGTGTCGAAGTGGACCGTCAAGAAAGACGGAACTCTGACAACTGGCATTGTTCCGATTGACCGCATCACGGAAAGCGACTACGGTGCGTTCTCTGACGTTACCGATCAGACAGCTCTGGCGAACACAGCAACCGGCGTGTTGTGGGGAACGACCGATTACTCAAGCGGTATCTCGGTTGCATCCAGCACTCGCATCACGGTGACCAAGGCTGGCATCTACAAGTTTGACTTCAATTTGCTGTTGAAGAACACCGACAGTTCGTCGCACATTGCGAGTGCTTGGCTTCGCAAGAACGGCACGAATGTCACCAACTCAAACACGGACGCAACGGTTCCAGCGCAGGGTGGCGGCATCCCCGGAACGGCTGTCGTTACGATCGTGTTCACGCTCCAACTGGCGGCAAGCGACTACATCGAGGTGTACTGGTCGACGCCAAACGTCGCTGTGACGCTCGACTTCAAAGCCGCTCAAACCTCGCCTACTCGACCGGTTACACCATCGGTCATCGCAAACATCAACCGAATCGCCTAATCGGAGACTCTCATGGCTGTAGGAATTACTCTTCTCTCGAATGCCAGCGCGACTGGTAACTGGGTTGCATGGCCGGGTGGTCGCGGTGAATTCCGTGTTGAAGCCACATTCGGCGGCGGCACAGTCAAGTTGCAATGCAAAGGCCCGAACGGCACAGCGCAGGATGTCGGAACCGACGTCACGCTAACGGCTGCGGGTGGCGGCATCTTTGAACTTGGCGCTGGTGAGATCCGCGCCAACGTCGCAACGGCGACGGCTGTCTACGCTGTTGCCCTGCGTATCCCTTCGCCGACGTACTGATCCGCAATGGCTAGAACCGCTGCTCGTACCTTCCCGAGGGCTGGCTCACGCACGACTACCCGTGAATCAATGGGCGGCGGCGGTGGCCCTTCTGCGCCTCCTGACGTTGAATACCTTGTCGTTGCAGGCGGTGGCTCTGGTAATGGCGGCGGTTACAGTTACTATTATTCAGCCCCGACTGGATATGCGGGTTATTACTTTGGCGGCGGTGGTGGTGCTGGTGGATATCGCACGGCAACAGGTTTGGCGGTTACGCCGGGATCTGCGATTACCGTCACAGTCGGTGCAGGCGCTGCTGCAAGAGGTGAACAACAACTTGGATTGAGCGGGTCAAACTCTGTATTTGGCTCAATCACCTCCACAGGCGGCGGCGGTGGTGGTCGCAATGACCAAAATGGCCTGACCGGCGGATCTGGCGGCGGTGGTGGTTCTGCTATCGTGTATACCATCCCCGGCGGATATGGCGGTGGCTCTGCCTCAAGTGGAGGAACTGCCTCAAGCGGTCAAGGATTTGCCGGAGGAGCAGGCTCGGTTGCCGAAATTACAACCGTATTTGGCGGTGGCGGTGGTGGAGCAAACGAGGTCGGCAATACAGATCAAAATGCCTACGGTGGCGATGGCAAGGCATCATCGATAAGCGGATCGTCAGTTGAGTATGCCGGTGGCGGCGGTGGTGGGTGCTATAACATCAACTACGGCGAGGCCGGAACTGGTGGCGGCGGCCGCGGGGCAAACTCGTCTGGATGGGGCGCGGCTACCTCCGGTACCGTAAACACGGGCGGTGGTGGCGGTGGCGGAAACCACGCATCGTATGCTTCTGGCGCAGGCGGCTCTGGCGTAGTCATCATTCGCTATGCCGATACATACGCTGCTGCGACTGCGACGACCGGATCTCCGACATACACAGTTGCTGGTGGCTACCACATCTACAAGTGGACAGGCTCCGGCTCGATTACTTTTTGAGGCACAGGCATGGCGCACTTTGCACAATTAGATGAGAACAACGTCGTCACGCAGGTGATCGTCGTTCACAACAATGAACTGCTCGATAACGGCGTGGAGTACGAAGAACTCGGCGTCGCGTTCTGCAAGTCTCTGTTCGGTGCAGATACTCGCTGGGTGCAGACCAGTTACAGCGGCAGCATTCGCAAGCATTACGCTGGCGTGGGCTACACCTACGATCCGGTTGCTGATGAGTTTGTGCCGCCTCCAAGTGATGTGCCGCCAGAAATCGAAGAGGCAATGGCGTTTAGCAAAGAGCGTGTCGGCGATATCCCGAACGATTTTTCGCCGGAGACGCCGTAATGTTTTTTGACAAGGCGACCAAGCAGGCATTCATCTTCTCGACAAAGACTGGGACGATTGCAACTCGCCATTTCTTGGGGTCTGTTGGCTGGCACGGATTGCACCCGTATCACGCAACGGCTGAAGAGTTCATAAAGCAGTACCCAGCGCTGAACGACTACACGATCTACGGTTTTTACCGCGATCCGGTCAATCGCTTTGAGAGCGCTGTGCTGCATTGCAAGCAGTTCCCGATGGTGCGCGATGCGCTTGCTAAACTGTTGCAAGACAACGGCATCAGCAAGTCTGTCGAGGCTGTCTCGTATGACGAACTCGTAGACGTACACGATGCGCTGATCGAGAAGTTCAAGGGACTGTTCATTTCGCAGACGCATTGGCTCGATCACCCGAAGGTAACTGCTCTGGACTTCGCCAAGTTTGAATCCGAGTTGCGTCGCGTCACGGGCAACACCACACAAGTGCTGGTTCGTCGCAACGAATCATCTGGCTTTGGCCGCAGCGAAATTACACCGAAGGTGGTGGATTTCGTCAAAGCGCACTACGCAAGCGATTACGAGTTTGCGCGTCGAGTCCTACAGATTGAGGGCTGATCATGGCTGACAAAAAGATTTCGCAGTATCCATCGCTTGCCGTTGGTGACATCGACGCAGCGAACGACGTACTGCCGATTGTCGACGCAACGGGACCGACCACGAAGAAGGTCACCGTACGCGCATTGGTCGACGCAGGCATCTCGACAAGCGCACTGGCAGGTAACGTGTTCGGCCCAGCATCATCACTCGATAACGCGCTGCCTCGCTTTGATGGCACGACCGGCAAGACCCTGCAAGGTAGTCAGGTCTACATCGATGACAGCGACCGCATCTCGATTGGCAAGGACAGCGTCGTTGCTTTAACGGCAACCGTTACACCTCCAATTCAGTCGCTCGGCACGACGATCAATACGTCTGCCTTTATGACCGCTCGGTATTCGGCCAACGCATCGATGACTTGGTACTACACGGCCAAGTCACGCAACGCGACGGTCGGATCGCATACGGTACTGCAAGACAACGACGGCCTCGGCGGCATTGCGATGTTCGGCAGCGACGGCACGAACTTCGTCGCAGGCGCAGAGATCTATGGCGAGGTGGACGGTACGCCGGGTTCTGGTTCGATGCCTTCCGCTATCGTCTTTCGCGTCAACAGCGTCGAGAAGTTCCGAATCGCAAACAGCGGACTGCTGACCGACGACAAGGGCAACATCCGCGCTGTACCGCAGACAGGCGCAGCCAAGACGGGCAGTTACTCGCTGGCGACGACCGATGTCGGCACGTTCGTCCATGTCGGCTCTGGCGGCTCGGTGACAATCCCTGACGCGACGTTCGCTGCTGGCGACATCGTCTCTGTGTTCAATAACACCTCGGGCAACATCACGATCACTTGCACGATTACGACGGCCTACATCGCTGGCACGGATTCGGACAAGGCATCTGTCACTCTGGCAACGCGAGGTGTGGCGACGATTCTGTT